CGAACCGCTTCTTCTACGCTCATGATTTCGCCTTGTGCGATTTGGCTTTGTGCGCTCGCCGTAGCTGACTTCGTTGCCGCTGCAATCTGCTCTGCCCGTACTGTTTTGTAGCCCTCGTACTTTGCGTTAGTCTCAGCGATTACTCTCTGCACGCCCGCTGCGTCCAGGTGAGGGTAGAGAGCCTTCACATTGGCAGGGGTTACGAAGTTATTAACCTTTGTTTCGTCTTTACTATTTACGACGGATGTAGCATCTGCCGATGCTTGCTGGTATTCCGCAGCCTGTAGGCTTGAGACGGTAGCATTCGCCTGTTGCGTCCAAGGTGCAAGTAAATCCTGCGCACCTTCTGACACCGTGGTCTGCCAAGCCTGTATGTCAGCGGGAGATGCTCCCGCCAATTTCCAGTTGTCGAACTTCGGCTGCATACGCTGGTTTACTATTTCTTGGGCTTTAGTGCGCCCAAACTGTTGTACGAGAGGTAGAGCCGCTTCCGGTAATACATCACCCGCTAGTTCCTTCACGGCAGAAAGAGCACCCTCTTCACCACCCGAGATGTAGGCGTTGCCGTAGACGCCGGCTAACTGGCCCGCGATCTTAATATTGTTTTGTAGCGCCGCTTGCTTGCGAGCCGTAGCCGCCGCAGAAAGCTGTTGCTGTCTACGAGCTACGTTTTTTTCCATAAGGTCACGGGACGGAAGTGCGTTCTTTAGAAAGTTACTGTTGCCGCCAAGGTTTTGGGAGAAGGTCGCCCGCTCATCGACGCTGGCATCCGGGTTGCTCTTTATAAAGTCAGCATAAAGCGCAGCGTTTTCCGCACGCCGAGATTTAAACTCATCGTTGCTTTGCTTTACGCCCGCATCAAACGCTCCGAAATTAAAAACCATATTACGAAGTCCCTACAAATAATTCATCTTGAAGTCGTTGTACCACTTCCCGGCTGATGATGCGTTGCTACTTGCCAGCGCATTAGCGTTAGTGGCAGCATTTGAAAGCGCTGAAAATGCGTTGGAGTTGTCGATGGAGTTCTGACCCTGTGCCGCATATGTGTACGGCGCCGTAGCAAGTTGCTGTACTTGCCCAATGTAGCTGTTGGCAAGTTTGTTTTCAGCCCCAACAGTAGAAAGACCGTTTAGATAATCCGAAATCGCGGTGTTATTCCGCATACCCTGCTCCGCCTTCAACTCATCAATAGCCATGCCACGTTGAGCGTTAATGTTTTGCGCATAGCCCGAGCCGTAAGTGCCAGCATTCAAGGTGTTGGTCAGCCCTTGGGTAGCGTACTGCATAGTATCCGACACAAGGTTACGTTGCATGTTACGCTCTGCATTGGTCATGTTTTGCTGGTTAGACGCAGCAGTCTGCAATCCTGAGATGTACTGCTGTGCGTCGCCGATAGCAGCTAACATATCCTCATTGGCCCGCTGAGACGCCATGTCTGTGAACTGACGTTCCATTTGAACACGCAGTGTAGAGTTTTCCATTCCCTCAGGAATGCGAGCATTAACGCGGGAGTATTGCTCATCCATAGCGCGAGCTGTGTTTGACTGCCGCATCCTCATGAACTTCTGCGTCAGCCCGTCTTGCATCCTTGCGAAGTCCAAAGTTTGCGGCGCTGAGTTCATGCCTATGGCGTCACGCCCGTAAACTGTATCTTCTGCGCCGCCGAGCCTTTGATCTGCGTACTCTCTAAAAGCGCCCTCGTAGCCCTTGAGACGCATCTCATCTATTTCAGTCATGTCTTCGACTGTAGCGACGTTAGCCGCTTCTTCAGCAGACCTTTGATCTGCAAAGTATTCCTTGAATGTATCAACTTTATCGGGAGTTACTTGCCCGAAAGAGCCGTATTCATCCAATAACCTACGAAGGTTACTTTCAAGCTGGGTGCCGCCCTCTGCATAGAGAGCTGCGATCTCATTATTCCTGTCAATCTCAGCCGCAGTTAATTCTGCGCTCGCGTCACTGGCGGCAGATGCAGCGTTATTGGACTGCACCGCCCCTCGGATTTTGAGAATGCCCTCTATAGCATCAAGAGGGTTATCAGTAATTGCGTCAATTATTGATGAAAAGCTCATAGCGGCTTCCTTATATTAAGCTACCAAAACCACCACGACGCTGCTTGCGATATGTTCCGATCCCGCCCTGGGCGTTGATCGGAACATTGACGTACCGGATTTCTCCGGTGTCGCGGTCCTTGACGGCCCTGCGTTGATAGACCCCATCTTGAGACATGGTTGAGATTGTGTTGCCAAAATATGTCGGGTTCATTGCAAACCCAAAAGCGTTTTGGAATGCAAGCGGATCGTAGTTGCTGTTATTATATTGCTGCATTGCGGTGTTGATCGCAGCAATTATCTCCTCACGGGACATGCCCGAAGTATCGTTAGTAGACGCGCCCGTAAGCTGTGCCAACTGAGAACGAAGGTTTGCAATCTCTTGCTCCAGTGATGAGATTTGACCATCTTGGTTTGTATCTACAAAGGCCGTGTCATTGGATGCCCCACCAGTGCTTGCATCTGTACCAGTACCAGTGCCAGTGCCAGTGCCAGTGCCAGTGCCCTCGTAGTCGATATTGACGCCTGCTGTGCCAATAACTGCGCCGCCAGCAAGAACATATGTTACGCCGTTGTAGGTGTACTCGCCTTCATAGAGGGTGCCATCCGCGTTGTAGATCAAGCCATCAGAGCCCGTGTAAGGCGTAGTGGTGGTTTCATCTACATCAGTCTCATCAGTGCCGCCCGTAATTACTTCGGTGACGACCTCGGCTTCTTCATTAGTTACAGTACCGTCGCCATCGCCCGACCCAGTACCAGTACCAGTACCAGTATTAGTGCCAGTACCAGTACCAGTATTTGTACCAGTATTTGTACCAGTATTCGTTCCTGTACCAGTGTTGGTGCCAGTACCCGTTCCTGTACCAGTGTTGGTGCCAGTACCCGTCTCTGTGCCAGTACCCGTCTCTGTGCCAGTGCCCGTACCGCCAACTTCTTGAGACATTACCGCCTCTTCGTCTGCATTTTTAGCGGCAGTGTAATCTGAGCCGTTGCTAAAAGTTTGGCCCTTATAGTAATAAGTTCCATCACGGTATCCGTTAAGCGGCACACCGTTCTGAAAGTATACGCCATCGTCGTAACCGCTAAAGTTTTCCTCGCCAGTCAAACTCAAGCTAAGAGAATTTGTATCAGCAGCAAGGTTTCCAGTATCCGCTTCCGCAGCGTCGTTGAAGTTGTTGCCCGAGTTCGTGGTTGTATAGTCTATGTTTTGGGTTAGATCGGACTGATCGTACTCACCCGCTCCTAGAATAGCATCCGGCCTTAAAAACACACTGTCTGTGTTAGTGTTTTGCAGTTGGCTCAAACCTTCATATACGCCTACATAGTCATTTTCAAAATTTTCCTCGGCAATACTATCGAGACCGTTTAAGTCATTGTCTATATAGTTGTATCCAGTAGAAGCTGGTACATTTACGGGACCAACCTCTATACCGCTATTTGAAACAATAGGATTAGCAGAAGAGTTTACTATCGCAGCTTCTACGAAGCTATTGCCTTCAACGCCGCCAGTATTGTCATCAGCCTGAGCTGCCGCTACATAATTGTTGCCAGAGCTCGTAGTGCTGTAATCTACAGCAGAGGTTGCGCCAGCAGCGCCGGCCCCACCCGTGTAGTATTCGTTTACTGCCGCTGCTACGTCTTGGCTTCCGAAACCTGATGTAGAGCCAGGAGCCGCTATAGCATCTAGCCCGCTTTGGTCAGCCTCGCCCGCCGCTTGCAACTTGGCGAAGTAATCGTCTACGCTGCCTGCGTTGGAATTGGACGCAACTGGAGTAGAGCCTACACCGCCAGCGTATGTGCTCGCGCCTTGTGCAGTATTGCTAAGGTTGAGGGTCGCGCCAGCCGCAATTTTGTTTGCGTCCGTAATATTGTTCTGCTCCATAATGGATTGAACGGATGTGTTATTGGCTTCCGCAATCTCTGAAAGAGTTTGGCCAGCCTCGACTGTAACGCTGTCGCTCGGCGTGGACTTAGAACCCCCGCCCTTACCGCCGCCGCTGTCGCTTTGCCCTGGTCCGAAGTCATCTACTGCCATGCTGGAGTTATTAGAGCTGCTATTGTTGCTAGAGCTGCTATTGTTGCTAGAGCTGCTATTGTTGCTAGAGCTGCTATTGTTGTTGTCGTCGTCGCGCCGCGCGGCGACAGCCGACATAGTGTCGAGCTTTGGATTAGCAGGGTCGCTGTAATCATTCTGAAAGACAGTTGCCGCTGGAGCTGGAGACGGCCCATCGTCATTTCCGCCGCCACCACCGCCGCCACCACCACCGCCACCGCCGTAGAGAATTTGAGGTTTAATTTTGCTCAAGCCGATCAGTTGTGCGAAAGTGTTCATGTGTTCAGACCCTTATTTGGATACCACCCTCGGCGGCTACCGTTTCCTCTCATTGCGTAGACTGTCTCGAACTCTGGATATGTCTCGTAAAAGAACTTTCTTATGTCCTTTGAAACAGCCAAAACGTCGTCTTTTCCACCGCGAGCAATCATGTCGATCACCCATAATTGATCGCCGCTTTCGCGGCTGAAGGCTTCGTCTCCCCACCAATCCATCGACTTAGCTTCGTCTTCTGTGAGGAAGCAGTAGGTCAACATTGCGTAGGGCTCGCCAGTCTCCCTGTAGTAAACGCGAAGTTTCCCGTTTTCATCCGCAGGGACGAGACGCCAGCCGATTACCTCTGATCGGTAATCTTTGTAGGTCTCATCCGTTGTCCAGATCGAAAGGGCATCGCGAAACTGAGACATGGCTAGTAGCCTAATTTCTTCTTCATTACCTCATCGACGTTGTAAAACTCGAGCATACCCGTTTTTGGATTGAACGAGCCAGCACCACCGATGTCTTGTAGCAACTTCATCGTGAATGGAGATGCGTGAACCATCATTGTATCGCCGTTGCGACCTTCTTCCGCGAGCTTGTCGCCGATGAGAGCTGCCTCTTTTCGGGCTTTTATGGATTTACCTGTGTTGGGCCCGAAGACCTCTGCTGAAAACGCCATGAAACTTCCTTCCAAGTTCTTGTTTGTAGCATAAAGCGATACCGCACTAGCGGTCGTCCCTTACGCCACTTGGTCCCTAATGCTTTGACTGATTTGCTCAGTAACCCCGTCAATGGAGTATGCCGTTGTGACTTCCTGACCGTCCCGAGTGCGTCGTTGAATTTCTCTGTCCAGTGATGCCAGTGATGCCATTGCAGAATTATGCTGCGGGCTACCCTGCTCATAATCTTGAAGCTCAATCATGAGCCGACTTCTCTCTATTTGTAGGCCAGGAGTTTGGTAGCCCTTGTATCTTTGATACGAAGCGACACGGCCCATGTAACCAGCGTCAATGGTAGTGTCATTCTCTACGCGAGCATACTCGAGCATTGCGCCCACGTCGTTCATCGCGTTCGTGTAACCGTCTTTATTTGCGTCGTAGGTAGCTTCAACAAGACCAGTTTGTTGGTCGCCGGCTACTAAGGCGACCTTATTATCCGCTGTCGTGAACATTGATACGTTGCCCTGCAACTTATCCATGATGTCCCTTGGCAGTTGTGATATTAACTGCTCAATCATATTTGAACCTTGCTCAGTCATCGCGTAGGCTCGAGAGTTTTCTGCTGAAGTCGTAATGTGAAATGGCTTTTCATTACCATTGTACGTTCCAACCTTCTGGCCCGTGCCATCAGTGTAGTCGTATTCAATCAAGCTGGAACCGTTTAGCCTCGAACTAAAATTGCTAACAGTGCTGTAGCCAAAATCTCCAGATAGCTCAGTAGCTTCAGACGCCGTGGTGTCAGTTGTATCAGTGGCGTCAGTGTCAACCTCGGCAACGGTAGAAGTGGAGGTGGAACTGCTTTTGCGATTATCGTCATCGTTGTCAGTTGGATGAGTATAGACGCTTCTAGTAGTAGAAGATGAGCTTCCACCACTGTCGTTGTTAAAACCGTCCGTCACAGAGTTATATACGTTGCCAATGATCTTCGACGTTATAAAAGCCGCTGGGTTAGTCACCATACCAATTACATTCAGTGCCGTAGAGAAAACATTCTCATGGTTTCCATTGACGGGCTGATTGTCGTCGTTGACCAACTGACCGTTGACATATTGCTTGCCATCATTGGGCGTCGATAAGTTAGCCGCATCCTGCCAAGACGTGTTATTGTTAATACGTTGGCCACTGGAATTTACGAGAACACCATTCTCGTAAACCATCCCGTCCCCAGGTGTTAGTAGGTTGGCAAATGTTTGGCGGATAGTGTTAGAACCGCTGTCATTGTTGCTGGAATTGCTCGAGCTGTTGTTGCTGCTCGAGCTATTATTGCTACTGGAAGTAGACGTATAGGTCTTCGTACTAGAGTTGTACTTTTGACCCTTTTCAGCATCTCGTTGCTTTGCAAGGTCATTGACCTCTTTAGTCCACTCTCCATCACTCTCCTTGAGCGCAGCATTGATCTTGTCCTGAGTGGTGTTGAACTCCTTCAAGCCCGTTTGAGGATTGACGGTGCCTGCACCGCCAATCCTTTCAAGGTACTCAACCTCTTCCGGCATAACGTGTATTAGCTGACTATCGCCGTTCCTGCCCATTTCGGACATATACTTGGCGATAGCTTTCATCTGCTGTGGGCTTAGGTCTTGTGACATTAGGTGCCCCTATCTTAGACGTTGGTGATAACCGCCGCGAGCGTTACCTCTACATCTGTGAGGGAGCTTGCGGATGTAACTTCGAAAGCCACCTCGCGGGAGGTAGTTGTTGCGTCGATAGCAATGGATGCAGAGAGGTTCTGCTCAGTAAGAGCCGAGCTGACTGGAATAACGTCACCAGCATTGATGCCGTTAATCTTCATCTGAATGTTCGCAGTGCCCGAAGTGCACTTAGCCGCGATAGCGTCAATCCTTACGTTCTGCTTAAACGCGCGCGTGATAGTGTAGGCGCCGTTACCGATAGAGCCCGTTTGCTTGAAGAAGAATGAACGAGTTGCGAAGGTGTCAGGTAACTGCGCGATTGGAAGCCGCCCGGTGCTATCGAGACCCGCTACGCCGTCGGCTGCTCCGATGTAAGTTTTTGGAACTACAGCAGTAAAGTCTACGTTAGCAAACTCGAGACCACCGCCCGTAGAGTTAATACGCAAAAACTGGAGGGCGTTCGTGGTTCCAAACGCGGGGATGCCTGTGTCAGGGGAAGTAAGGAGCCAACCCGTACCATTGTAGAATTTGAGAACATTGGGAGACGAAGCGGTATCTACCCAGAAGTCTCCTGCGTTTGCCGTCGTAGGCTCAGAAGCCGAAACGTAGACGCGGCCCCGGTTGGCGAGAAGTTCAGTTACACCTTCAACCTTAGCGCGTGGAATTTCAGCATCCTGTACGGCCATCTTTTGATAAGGAATAAGACCATCTGAGTTGGTGAACTTATCCTCCGTCATCAAACCAGATACCCGAACCTGAGAAGTGTCTTCGACAATGATGAATGTCACAAGATCATTCTCGACCAAAGCACTCGTAAACGTGATCGTCGAGTTGGCGGGCTGTTGAGTGTAATCGTTTGTACCGCCGGAGCGCTGCAATACACCGTTGCGGTAAACCAAAACTTTTTGGTCTTCATTGTGAACGAACGGGAACACCGCCTGAGATTGCCCTGCGGCTACGTCCTGTCTAGTGAACCCACTGTCGTTGGCACTTTGGACCTTGTATATTGTAACCAGATCATCGCCTTCAGTAGCATCGTTCAACGTCACAGTATTCGAAGTCGGATCGCTGGTGTAGTCTGCTGCCGCAAGCAACGCGCCGTTAAGATATACTACGATAGCGTCTGACGCCTCGTGTATGAAGTTAAAGGTCACTGCACCCGCTGAATAGGCAACGTCGCCGTTTTCATCAGCAGCACCGATAACTACATCTTGGCGGGCAGAGAACAGTGGGGCGCCGATTGTACCCACGTCGCTACCAGCCGCGCCTCGGATTTCAGCTACCGTCGCGAGAGATTTCCAGCCCTGCTCGGCTTCAGTGTACTCACCTACGCGGTACTGCAAGCCTTGAATTGGGTCGTTGCGCAATTCAACTGGAGCTTGGAGGACACCTTCGTTGTCGAATAGCTTACGCATCAACTCCGCGAGTGTACTGTCGCCCAACTCAGAAGAGTTAAGGTAACGAACAATGTTCTCGATGTCTGCGCCGATGTTGCCGCTGGACGTGTGGTTGCCGGGATATAGAACCTTTAGACGGGCCATTTTAGCGCTCCTTGTGCATTAGAAAAGCGAACGAGATGATAGTGACTTCGCTATCTACATCTTGTTCTTCTGTTCGGAAGCGAAGACGAACGCCACGAAACAGGTGATTGAATGGAAATGTGAAGTCGGATTTCAAAGGGGCATCGCCCCAATGGGGATCACCCGGCAGGCGATCCAAGTTTACTTCGATTGAACCCATAGGACGGTCATCTTCGTCAACTGCGTCGATGAAAAAACGTCCTTTACCCGTGGCTTGTAAAACTAGAGTGTGCGTCCTCTTTGTTCCGATAAAGTCACCAAGCCAAAGAACGGGGGTCTCCGCAACCATAGGTGATCGTCTGAGATCGGCGATGCCGGTTTCTTGTTGAAAGGCCCGTTCAGTAGCTTCGTAAACGCCATCGGCAGTGCCGAACATCAAGCGACCGCCCAGGAACGTGCCGCAGCGCGGCAAGAGAGTGTCACCAAGCTGGAAGTTACGCAACTCGTAGCCCGCTCGGAAGTTCATAGACAGACGAACAGTTTGAGTGCCGCCAGGTCTGGGGAAGAATATGTGGTAGACCAATGCGTCTGGGTCGTAGACCGCTGAGATCATACGAGGGTCGGGAGTGCTCTTGACCAACTCCTGATACAGCGTTTCGACCTCATCGGACAAAGACGCTTCAGCGATTGTAATACCGTTTTGTTCAGAGCGCATAATCGAGTGGATGCCGCGTCGGGAACAAAACAAAAGGTCTGAGCCTGCGTTGACGACTGTGTTGTGCCCGATGCAGCCGATGCGTAAGTTCGCCCTGCTATCTAGCTGCCACTGCTCGAAGTCGGGGTCGATGACGTAAACAAGCGTTTGGTCTTTGGTGAAAACCGCTAGACGGTTGGCCTCAAAAGTACCAAGGCCCGTGATCTCATCGGCAGTACCAATCAGGTTGGAAATGTCGATAAAGCTGGCGCGAGTGACTTCCTCGGTAGGAGCTTCTTCGTTTAAGAAAATATCCGGGTTATCTACGCGAGAAAACTCAATGGTCGTAGGCCGATCCTTAAAGCCAGCAACAGCTAGACGCCTCTGGATAGGGACGCCAAAGGAAGGCTTGATGGAGGCCGTAGACGTAGAGAACTCAAAGCCGTCGTAGCGGTACATCCTAGTGTCGTCTGAGAAAATGTGCACCTTGCCTTTGAAGTTCGTCATTGTGACGATTGCGTCCTTGGGGAAAGCCCCGTCTACTCGGTGTCCTCTATCTGAGGCAAGGTGCGTCTCCGCTGCATCTTCTTCCGCAAAGACAACGCCTTCACGGTTATAGAAACGCAACGCTTTCACAGGGAAGCGGTTGGAGCCACTGTGTAAGAAAAATTTAGGATCGCGAATAAGCTGGCCACGATAGTCAACGTAACAGTTGTCTAGGAGCCAGAAGTTCTGCTCCTTCTGACGCTCCATCGCCGTGATGTCACGCGAACGGTCAATGCCACGAAACCCGTAATAGGTCGTGGCCTGACTGTTTATCGCAATGGGAGCATACGTTAATCGTGCCATCAGATGTACCTTGGGTTGCTTCCGCCATCCATGACCTTAGCGAAGTAACGCTTATTGCCATCTAGCCTTGTGAGCAGGATGTCAGTCATCGTGGCCTGATACATCTGCAAGAACATGATGGCCTTCTCTGACCCCTGCTGAATAAGGTAATGAGACGTAAGGCCGTCAATCATAATCATATCAGGGATCGCACGAAACTCTGTTGGATCATTGTAGTAATCAATGTCTACTTTTCCATCGTGATAAGGGTGCTTACGCACGTCCTCAACCACACGGTTAGCAAGCTCTATCATCATCATCATAACCTCCCCATCCACACGGGAAGGAGAGAAGTTACCTGCGCGAACAAGAGCCGAGCGCACTAAGTCTTCAAGCGGGCTGAATTTCTCTCGGCCCGCCGCAAAAGGTTTTTGTACGCTCTTCTCAGCCATTATTCGTCCTCACAACAAATGACACGGCCCGACCAAATGTGGTGGTGCAGCTTCGCAAGGTCCGATACTTCACGCGGCACACGCCAGTGAACGTAGGAACGCTCCGCATCCCAGCGACCAGAGACACGGACATTATCTGTAATCCGCAAATCAAACGCTCCATTCTCAGGCTCGGCGGAAACATAGTAAACAAACTGTGACTTGTTATCGTTTTTAGGAGCCTTTTTCTGACGAGCCGTCTTAGATGGAGAAGGTTCTTTTGGAGCCTCTTCCTGTTCAAATGCTTCGTTTACATCTGGCGTAGATGGGTCGTCGGCCTGATAGTGGCCGGTTGCTGTGCGTGCGCGTTTGCGTGCCATTGAAGTCTCCTAAGTGGTTCTCACTATTTATGGGCGCAAAGAGCTCTACTGTCGTCCCACATAAAAAAGGGGCCACCGAAGCAGCCCCTCCTAAAACCTTGTGGATTATCGCTTAGGCAGCGACATCGTTCCAGTTTTTGATGTAGGCGTGTGTTTTGTCCTGCAACATTTCCAAACCACATTCGGTCAGGAACTCGTGCTTGACTGCATCCTCATCAGGAGACTGACGATCACGCAGTAGGGACGTATCGCGACCATCGAGGTAACGGTACTTGAGGTACGGGAAGTCGATGATGATCGCCGCATTCTCCATGCCCGGAACCTGACGGAACTGAGGATGCAAGTGCACCATCAAGTCACCCGCGAAGGTGTTGTAAGAAGTAAGGTTTACGCCGTAAGCCCCTTCTACAACTTGTGGAGCCCAACGGTCTTTGCCGAACTTCTGCAAGTGACCAGCAACTTTAGCGCCACAGAACATGATTTTCTGCTTGGAGCCGAATGCAAAGATGTCTTCAATCAGTGCACGGTCAAACTGATCCTCTGTCATAACGCCAGAAGCAGTAGAACGATCCAGCACGTTAGAGATCGAGTTCGTCAAGCCGCCTGTGAAGCGACGTGGCTGTGCCGAAGTGCCGTTGCTCTCATGCTTTTTACCAAAGAACATAGCACGTTCAATGTCTTGCATGTGGAGCTTGAGCGCCTTAGTGGCCATCTCGTCTTCTTTGTCGCCAGTGCGCAAGTTCGTAGCACGCAAAGTTTCTGTCACCTTAAAGGCAGTACGGAAAATTTGTGTGTAGTTCGTTGCTACTGTCGCATCGAAGCTGACGCCAGTTGGGCTTGATGCCCCTTCTTCAAAGGCCGAACCTGAGATGAAGAGAGCAGCGCCGTCTGCGATTGTGTGGCTTGTGCCACCAATGTTACGCTCAACAGTCAAGCCAGTGGACGTACTGTCAGCAGTAACTCGCATTACTTCGCCAGTCGCAGAGTTCACCAGGATAGTACCGGCAACCGCAAACAGGTTGTCGTTACCAGCGTCCGTAGTGATGGTGGTCGTAGAAGCCGAAGCCACTGCACCGTCTACGGTCAACTTCCGCTCGGGAAGTTCATCGCGGAAGTTTTTATACTCTGGATCATCAGTTGCTTCCGAGGAAGTCATTGATAACAATGCATTCAGCGGAGCATTGCCATTTGGCTCCAAGAGCGTAAAAAGCTCGCGATAATTCTTGGGGCGGAAGTCTACGTCGAACGTACCTGTGCCCCGCAAGCCTTGAATACCAGCCATGGGTATATCCTTTCAGCTATAGTTTCATTTGCGAGGGCCATCAGATTTCGGCTCGGATTGTCACGCAGCCGTATCCTTAGTCCCATGTTTTACCCGGTGTTAGAGGGCCGTAGCGCTCACCGCGTAAACCAAATATGCACGAGGGGCGCTGAGTGGTCGTCCCTCGTGCAGTTTTTTTTATCGAACGCCCGCTATGTTCTTGGACAAAGCCTGCGCACCCAAGCGAGATAAGGTCTCATCGCCACCTCGAGCACCCAGAGAAGAAGTCGGCCCGCCCGACTGGTTCTTGAGAAAGGCTTCTCGGCGAGAGGCCATATCCTGCAATCGAGTAAACTCTGGAGTGTTACGTTCGTTCTTGAAGTCGTTGATGACTTTTGACGCGAGAGAGGCATCAGCAAAGTCTTCGATGGTATAGCCGCGTTCGCCGGCATAGCTCATGAAGTTCTTGCCCTCCTCATCGGGAAGGCCAGCCTGTTGCTGTGCTCGGTCAAGGTTGTTTGCAATCGTTTGCTTGATAGCAGTATTGCGATCAACCTGTGCGCCTTGGGCTGCGTTCATGCCCTGCTGCGCGCCTTGCTGGCTCCGCTGTAGGATTTGGTTCATTGCGCCCATTTGCTGTTGGAGCTGTTGCTCCATGCGCTGAATGCGGTCCATGCCCTCACGATACCCAGGGGGTAACGAAATCGCGTTGTCGTCTTCGTACTTCGCAAACTCGTTCTCGATATTCGGCTGCATAGCAGTAGGGCTAGGCTGCTGAGGTTGCGCCACGCCTTTTTGCGCTGGGCGGTTCTGGCCAAGCTGTGCGTTCTTCGTAAACGCTTGCAACGACGCATTCATCAAGCTGGCAATCTGCTCCGGGCTCGCGCCAGATGTTTCCATCAGTTTTTCGGCGATGCTGCTGATAGGCTTCATCTGAGCATTTCGGTAGTTCAAGTCTTTGTACCGAGAGAACGTAGATGAAATTTGTTCTGGCGTTAATGCACGCTCTTCATCACCCATCTTAACTTTGTAAACAAGCGGGTCTTGCTGTACGCGGTCGCCCTCCGTTTTAGGGGAACCCTTTTGCTCTGCGGCTTCCTGTACTGTGGTGGGAGCCTCGGCGGGTGCTGCTGGGGCTTGAGGCGCTGGGGCACCAAGTTGCTTTGCAGCCATGCGTTGCAGTTGATCGTCCATGTTATTCTCCTTCTGTCCGGCCTTGGCGGGACGGTGCTTCTTCAAATGAAAGCTCACCCTCTAGTTTAAGGATGAGCCGAGAGGGTAAGTTGAGCATTTGCTCCGCCGCCCATATTGCGCCCCGATTGAAGTCCATCTCTTGCTGAGACATCTCCTTAGAGCGAGCCATCGACAAAGCTAACTGAAGGACTTCCTCCTTCATAACTTCGTTAAGCGTAGACCAACCGCTACTTTCGCTTAGAGCGATTAGGGTTTTAATCTGATTTTTGAGTGTCATGGTGAGGGGTGTTCTACTTTCTGAGGATTGGCTTTCCCGCCATTACTGTCGAGCAGCCTTTCTTTTTCAATGTAGCCTTAGCCATTACTTCTTTCCCTTCGCGGTTGTTGCTGCATTACCACTTCACCCTATCTGCCCAATAAGCCGCGCTCATCTTGCCCTTCTTGATGTTCGCCTCGTGGCGAGCCTTGAAGGAAGCACGACGCTTCTTCTGTGCTTCAGACGATGGAGATTTACCCGCGCCCTTCACACCCTGCTGGCCAAAGCGAATGATCTTCTCTTTGCCGCCCTCACAGGCTTTCACCATGTGAGACTTCTTGGGGTGTGACGGAGTACGCCGTGGCTTATTGCACGGCATATCCTTTTTGGAGGCGGGCTTCTTAGCCAATGCCGTTCGCCTCTTTAATGCGAGCGACGATACTGGATGAATGTTCGCGAGTGATAACGAAACCCATGTTTTCGTTGAGCGCTACCTTGGTGCCAATTTCATGGTGCATACCATTCTCGTCTGGAGTATCCAACGGTTGCGACATCGTGAACATTACACGGGAAGCATCAAAGAAATGATCGCTCCCATGTTCGTCAGTGTAAGGAATGAACTTCATCGTTATTTTTACTCCGTTGTTGAATTTAATTCGGCAGCATCAACAGCAGCCTGTTCCGTCGGGGATAACGTCATAGGGGGAAGATCGGACAGATCGTCAGAAACGGGGTCTGGAATGGTGGATGGGTAATCGCGTAATGATTGACGATATGTCACCCAATCGGCCCTCTCCGATGCAAGCGCAGAAAAAGACGCAGCGCTTTCAACCATGCGCAACATTTCGATGTCGCTGCGGGACAACTTATCATCGCGCGCAATCCGAATGCTCTCCATTAAAACTTCTCGATTGACTGCCATTATACTGTCCCCGCTACTTTCATATCTGGGCGCTCTGATGCGTAATTGTATGGGAAGCAACGCTGTGTGCCATCAACGCCGCGCCCCCAGATAATGCGAACGCCGCCCGGTGCGCCGTGACCGCCGCCCCAGCTCGTGCCAGAGCCGCCGCCGCCGCCGCCGTGAACGCCGCCCGGAGTGCTTCGCTGGCCTGTGAACTCGCCTTGTGTGTTGCCTTGGTTGTTTTCGCCGTAGCTTCCACGCGAACCGCCTGAACCGCCACCGCCACCACCACGGTAGCTGGATGACCCCTCAGGAAAAGAAGTCCAAGAGCTCTTGTCGCCTCCGTGTCCAGAGCCGGCTTGAGTGGATGTAGATGGCGATCCGGTTGTTTGGCTGCCGGAATACCCCTGACCGTCTAGCCCAACGCCGCCACCGGCGCTTGAGCCGTAAGTGGATGAGTGATACCATCCGCCGCCGCCGCCGCCCCACTGACCGTTTTGTGAATTGTAAGCGCTGCCGCTGGCTCCGCGATAACCGCCAGCACCACCGCCAGAATATCCGCCAGTGTACTGACCTGTGCCACCACCGAAAAAGTGGCCCTCAATCGTACTGCCATAGTTAGAGTTTACACCCCAACCCCCACCATCTTGGCTGGAGTTTGCGTTGTAACGAGGTGTCCAGTCTGTAATACCAGAAATAGTAGCGCCGCCAGTGTAAGACGTGCTCTGGCCATTAGGGTTGCTATTCGTGTGGCCGTGCCAGCCACCGCCTTGCCCGTAAAGCAAGCAGTCGCCAGTTGTAACATCACGGACCCATGATGGCCCTCCGCCATATTGACCGTTGTTAGGTTCACTGTAGCGACCCAATCCGACACAGATGTTGAACTCCTGACCGGGGGTCACATCGACGCCATTGAGCCATGCGAGGCCGCCACCGCCACCACCATCAGCCGACCAATTATACTGACCTGAACCGCCGGCGCCAACAGCAACCATAGAAATCGAAGTAACGCCGTTCGGGACAACCCAGCGGAATTGGGCATAAGCGTGGTTAACTCCACTCGACCACATCTGGGTCGAACTACTAGTAAAGCCCATTATTCCGTTCTTAGTGTAAGCGTTCGAAATGTCGCCGTAAACTGAACTATTGATATATGAGTTCATGTTGTTTCTGAACATACAACCATATCCGTCATTTAATAAATATGGAGATGTATCCTGCCTATTGGTTGTGTAACGACGTAGTGCCCCCGTTGATTTCTTGGGATTGCATTGAGCTTCACTGGTAGCGACCGTGGTATAATTGGTACTGCCGGTTAAGTTCACGCTTGCATTAGCAGGCCCTAAATAGCGAGCGCCGTATGCGTCTCCATACGCAACGCTTCCTGTAAAGGTCTGAGAGACGACCCCGTATTCGCCCAGGTCAACATTGACTGTAAGGCTATGGGTCGTTGCTGCCGCCGTGATGTCGCCTATACTCGCGATGTAAACGCGGCCAGTGTCGCTTTCGATGATCGGGGTCACGCCAGCGGCGAAGCCGCTTACGTTAGAAAGGGTATATGTAGCCCCTGAGTAAGTAGTCGTTGGCCCCGCAAAAAGAGTAAACTCTTCAGCCGTATTTCGGATAAACCGAGAGGGAAAGGCATTTGGCGACTGATCCCAAACTGGAGTAGTTCCAGCAGGCAGAACCTTTAAGACGTAGGTGATTTCGACCTGTTCCGCATCAGTCCCTCTCGGGTAGTTCGCTTTAATCTTAAACGTATTAGTGCCCACAGCAGAAGGAGTTCCGTAGAACCGAGCTTCGCCCGTGTCCGTATCGGTACTGTCCACGTTAGTTGTCCAACTGACACCCGCAGGGAGAGCAGTGTCGCCATTCGTGAACTCATAGGTGAAAGAGCCAGTCTCAGTTTCGAACGCATTGTCAAAGTAGATGTACTGGTCCTTGGTCGGGATCGAGGTGCCAGCATCAAGCACGACCGTTACGGTATCACCGCTCGATACGAAGCCGCCGTGGTTCGCGTTTGAGCGATCCGGGTGGCCCCTGATGATCTTAACAAGGTCGCCAGCAGAACTGGTGGCCCCAGAGCCACCACCGAAGGTGTACTCTGAGCCGCTGATTTTCTTTGGTCTACGGATGCGTGCCATGTGTGCTTATTCCTCGATACCGTGAACTCGGACTACGATTTGGTCCTCGCTCGTTGTTACGATGACCTGCTCACCTTCGGAGGCCATAATCGCTGTGCGCTCAAGAATTTCGCCCCCAGAGATTTCAGCAACCTCGTACTTGTCTACGAGAGGAAGTGCGTAGAAGCGCTTCTCACGCATGAAGGCGTTACCGTCGAAGGTCAGGTCATACCGGCGATCTGCATCGCCGTTGTCGGCGTTGTAGATATTGACCGTTGAGAGCGCTGTCTGTGTATCGTGTGGCGCAACTGTGTCCTCGTTCACGATGGAAATCGCATAGCCCATGTTGGTGTGGTTCGGGCAATAGAAGTACAGCGTGTCAGGCGCAGAGGCAGGAACCGTCCATTCAATGATGCGAGCTTGGCCATCGTATGTGGCGTGGTCGCTTACCCAGGTGGCATTCGTCGCAGTCGTAACCGCGAACGGTGCCGTAGCTGTAGGGTCGCCCATCATGAAGGTCATGCCTGTAGAGTAAGGCGTACCGTTTGAGTGCGGCCCACCAGATACTTCAGAGAGCTGAAGCGGGTGGCTGTTGTTAGTAGTGGCAAGCTGATGAAGGCGGTATGTGCGACCGCGAACAAATGTGAGCTCGGTCACGTTTGTTGTAAGGTCGTCGTTCACAAACTTGTTCTGACCGTCGATGCTCGCAACTGCGATGCCGACTGGTTGCGCGGCGTAGCTCTTTGAGGTGCCCCAAGTCAGCCCGAGGTCTGAAGTGTTGTATTTTTCCCCACCTGAGACAACGATCACGAAGTTCGAACCCTCTGCTCGGATGTCCACAACGTCGTCGTAAGTCACACCAGTTGGGAAATCGAAGACGCTGTAGCCAGTAACAGGGAATGGAGCCGCAGCAGTGTAATCTGTGTAGGCTACTTTGTTTCCGCTATAGGCAATGTATAGCTTGCCTTCGTTCGCAGTGGAGCCCTCGATTGCAGCAGCTCCGATCATGTAACCAGAGATGCCAGTGGGAGGAGACATCGTGTTCGACTGGAACTCAGCCTGCGTTTGCGGCGTGTCATCGTTGGAGATGTAGTTGAAGCCCGTCGTCGTGCCGATAATGAAACGCTCTTCTGCGGTCTTGACGCCAGCAATCTTGCTGATCGCGCCCAAGCCCCATGTGAAGGCCGAGCCGTAGGTGGCTGCTGTAGAGCGGTAGTCTGCAATAGAGTTTACAACAGAACCCGCACCGCCTGGAACACCTTGAACATAAGAGAGCGCAAACGCGCCTTCTTGGTTCGTCGCCCAAAGGATGTTGTCCGTTGCAGTCTGGCCGTAGGTAGTAGCCGCTGTAGTGGCGGCTCCGCCAGAGAAGTAGTTGTCAAATGTATATACGCCGCCGTCAGGAGCGGAGCGAACGTAGAGCTCACCACCATTATAAAACGGGAGAGGGTTGCCAACTGCCGATGGGTCACTAACCAAGAAGAAGTTGCCGTCAGCATTCGCTGTTTGCAAGGTTTCAATCTTTTTAGAGGCGATTGGGTTCGAAGCAGTGTTAGCAGCCGGCGGATCAACAGGAGTGGTCTTGAGCGCAGTCATCATCTTGGATGTGCTTTTGCCGATCAAGTCCAGTGTGTTGTCGGTATCAGCGTCAACCCATGCCTTGTTATAGTTCAGAGGGGAGAGGTAATCCTCAAAGTCCCGCGTCTGATATTCTTTGTCCGAAACGTACACGTTTACAGTCGCGGCGTTGGTGCCGTTATTCAGTACGTTCAAGTTAAATGTCGAAGTTCGAGCGGCTGGGACTGTATAAACAACCTCAGTATCACGCGCGTTTACGACCTTTTTTCCTAATAATCCGTTTGCCATGTTGTCCTCTTAACTTTGCGACAGGAAGAAGACCTTGGACGGAGACATCTGGTAGGCATTAAGCGCCGACTGGATGCTTGTCTGAAGGCCGTTGAGAGCGTTTTGCTCAGTTACAGACGCGGCTTGTACAGCCGAGACCTGAGTTGCACCCTCCTGCGTAACTTCCGCAGTTCTATTGGCGCTCTCTGCCTGGATGGCAGAAATTTGTGCAGTACCTTCAGCGGATACAGCCGACAGATTGGCGTTCCCGTTGAAGATTTCTATCATTCTCGTGAGGTACACGAGATCAGCGTTGGGTGTCGCAGCGTCTAGGTTCTGGAGCCGGGTAGATAGCTCGTTGGCTAAGGACTGCTGGTCACTTACTGAAACATTTGGCATTAGAGGCTACTCCCGTTGAATAGTTCGCCATGGATTTGCGCGATGAGGATGCCCTGCGCAATCGTGGTTGGTGTCGTCTGGAACGCTTGGTTCGCGTAAGTCTGGGCGTTGTCGCGAGCAATCTGCGCTGCCGCAAGAGCGGCTTGAGCCGCGTCACGAGCACCTTCCGCATCAACCTCAGATGCAGCAGCCGCAGTCGCGGATGCTTCTGCGTCAGAACGCTTTGCCTCCATGTCGGCGAGAGCAGTGGCCTTGAATGACGCTAGGTCAACGAAAAGATCAGTGAAGGAAGCAATCTCTTGGTACTCGGCGTCGGTGCCAATGCGCAGCTCAAGAGTTTGAGTTGCGGCAACTTCGCCCGCTGCTGGAGTGTTTACATAGCGAAACTCGAACGTGTCGATGTCACCAGTGGCCTCATCGAACAACTTGCCCATGAGTTGAGCAAGCGTAAGGTTGCCCATCTCCGCATCTTCAAGATAGGTATCAAGAAGATGTAGCCCCGTGTTGGCGGAGCGGAAGTTTAACTGCTCTGAAGGGACGCGGGTGCGTGCCATCGGTTACTCCTCGTTTGCCAGTTGACGTAGCTTCGCAACCCGAGATGAGGACATCTGAAGAAGCTCCTCTACGTCATTAACGCGGGCGGTAAGCTGGCCAACATCGCCTTGAGAACCTTCGCGTATGCCCAACAATGCACTGCGGATCGCTGTCATGTCGTCCCGAATTGGTTTTAATTCTTCATTGATGCGAGCGTTGACGTATTCGCGGATCACGCTGTCAACTTGTGATGCCCATACTCGGCTGTTCGCGTTCATCGCTTGTCTCCTATCGGAACGAGGTTGCCCTTCTGGACCTCTCTCTCAATTTGCTGTTGGGGCTGTACGGATGCGCCGCGAGCTTTCTCCATCAGCATCATCTGTTGAGAAGGCGTCGGACCTTCGGCCTGTTGCTCCTTGCCGATCTTAAACTGGTCAAGGTCGCTAACACCCATGGAACGAATGGCCTCTTCAACGATCTTGCCCGAGTTGTATTCCATCGCCATGCCAGTTTCGTTAAGTGTTTTCAGCATGTTGATCCATGTCTCGGCATTGCGAGTGGGCTCAAGGGGCAGGGTTCCGTCTACGACAAGGTAGTCAATGTCGCCCTGGATTTCAGATATGTTGAAGTCGAGATAGCCGTCCTCAACCATCGAAGCGACAGCAGATGCGCTATCACTGTCACTGATACGGATAGAACCTTCCTTCGAGAAGAAGTCTTGGATGTTCGATGTCATCATCCGAACCATCGGGCGAACCGATGTGGCACTGATAATGCGGGAAAGAACGCCGAGACGTTGAGAACCAAGCTGTGTCAATCGCTGGATTTCCGTAGCAGTACGAACACCGCCCTCGGCAGTAGGCATACCCTGCTGGGCGTCGGAAGCAGCACTAAGCCTTTGCTTTAATTCGGACATGGCGCCGATGTCGTTCCAGTGGCCCCTGGTCACATCAGGTACGTTGGCTATGAATACGCCCTTGCCAGGTTCAACTCCAGGCATCGTTCGAACAATGCCGTGAGGGTTGCGGTCAATAAGATCATTGATCGCGATCTGGGTAGGATCAGCAAAGATCAAGTTGGTAAGGCTCGCTTGAACATTGTCGATGCGAGAGCGCAATAGCCATGTAGAAATATCGTGCAGCGGGAGTAGCAAGTCGTAGAGAGACTGGCCGTAGGTCTTGTGAGCGTCGTGGTAGAGGCCGCCGATCACCGTAGGGAACTGTCGCCCGTAGGGATTGAGCTGCGCCCGGATAACTACGCCTTCGTCAAGAATGGTTACGACCATGTAAAGGTGATCGAGCTGCGGTAGGTTTACCTCGTAGCCGGCCAAACGTATCCAGCACTCGTCTACGATGCGGCTGTCACCCAGCGTGAAGAACGAGCCGCCATTCTCGCGGCGGTTCCTCTCGGCAGGGTCAATGCTTAGTCCTCTTCCGGCCTCGGCGTGCCAGCGGTGTCCGTCCCAGCCACCAGCCGGAGGTGTGAGCCGGTTGCGGAGGGCTGGGTACTTGGCGAGCTTGGGGTATAAGCCTGTCTGGAGGAGAGCGTCATAAGATGAGAAATCAGAGAAGATGATGTACTGCATCCGCTCCCAATCTCCCCACTGGACGCGGGGGTCGTGGAATACGCGGCGCGGGTCGAAGTTGGTGATTTCGTTTGATCGGGTGTTTGCGTTCCATGTGACTTTGGTGGGCGCATACCCGTATCGGATACAGTCCAAAAGATGTTGGGCAATTCGGGCCTCCCCTGCCGTCCGGCGCATTTGCTGGTGGAGAAGGCGCTCAATGATCGCGGAAGACTTCCGAGACTTTCGGTTGAGACCTTCAAGTTGGAACATAGGATTGCGGCCCGTAAGAGCAGCCATCAAATATGTAAGAACAGTGTCGGCGATGGCGCGAGTATCCGCGATGACCGCCTTCTCCTTGAAAGATGTAGCGTCCGGGCGAACATAAACGTCGTGGGCGCGGTCGGCCTGCTTCCAATGGTCGTAGCGTCGAGAGATGCGGTCGTAAGACATCTGCATCGCAGACTTGACGTATTGGACAAGACGCTGCTCCTGCTCATCCGATAGGAGACTTGCAATGTCTTCGTAGCTCGTTAGAGCGTCAGCGTGCTCCGAAAGATCAACGACAATGCCGTCGTTCAATGGAGTGAACTCTGCGCGATAATTTGTAAAGTTAGAGGCCATGTTTTCTACTTACTCTTATCTATTGAGGCCCGTCGTCCTCACTCCCCCCAACCGCGCCACTGCGAGCCGGAAACATTCAAGTCCGACTTTGCGATAAACAAAGATGACTTGTCGTCCGTGCTGAACGGAGGAGGGACGTAATACGAACCCGTTGTGGGAGTGCGGGCCAGTACGTCGAGACCCATGGATAAGGCGTCCACCATGTCGTCGTGCTTGCCGGAGGGGAAAGTCTGGCACTCATCCATAAAAGGGTCGAGCCATGGAGCAACCTCGGGCAAGAATACGCGGCCACCCTCGATGAGAGGCAGCACAGCGTTGAGACGGGACACCTTGTCAGAAGCAACCCGGTAAGGAATGACAGAGACGCCACTCTCACGCTTGAGCTCTTGGATCAGAGATTGCCCAGAGGCCTTGTCCTCGACGTAGATGCCGCGAAGACCCCGACCGCGCCACTCATTGTTAAGCACAATCATCCGACGCTTGAGGTCAGGGAACTCAAAGCGGTCGCGGATGGCATCTACGAGGTAAATGTCGCCGTTGCTGTCGAGGCCCATGACCATCATTACGCTGTAGTCGCTGTTCTGCTTGGCCTTGAACGCCGTGTCGGCGGCAATGATGAGGGATGTGAACCGCTCAGGCTTCATATCGGGCGGATAAGTTCGCCACCAGTTAGACTTAATTAAGTTTCCGCCCTGGATGAAAGGCGATTGCTGGTAAAGACTGGCAAACTCGCGAGGGTTAAGGCGTTCGCGGCGCTCTAACTCCTCAAGGGGGAAACGCTCGGGCCAAAGGGCCGTGCGCTCCGTCTTGTAAATGAAACGCTTGCGCTTGGTTATCTTGGACGCCTCGTTCGGTGGGAGGTAGTCAGGGTGATCCGCAGCCAAATAAGAGCGTGAAATCGGCTCTCCGCGCTTCTCAGATACAGCAGGGAAGTTGATGTGTATCCAGCGACCTTCCTTCCAATCCTCCGTCTCCATAAGACGGCCCGCAGGGTCGTCGGGATGCCAGCGCGTTAGGATTACGATTTGGGCCGGCGGTACGTTGTCGATGTCGGGTTGAAGGCGGGTGGATAGAGCGGAGACGTAGTAGTTCCAAATCTTGTTGCGCTGGGTTGCGCTCTCAGCTTCCTCGCGTGACTTGAGGGGATCGTCAAGGAGTAGGAGATTGGCGGCGCGGCCCGAAGTCGTACCACCTACGCCGATGAAGTAGGCAGCGCCCGATGCTGTGGTGCGCCACTGGTCTACGGCGCGGCTGTCCTGGCTCATCTCAAAGTCAGGGAAGACCTGCTTGGTGATCGGCTCGTTGGCAAGGTCTCTGACTTGGCGCCCGAAGTCGGTGGCGAGCTGGGAGTTGTAGGATGTGGACATGATATAGCGCGAGGGCTTCTTCGCCATGAAGTAGGCGGGGAATATGACAGAGCCGTAAGTGGACTTGCCGTGGCGAGGCGGCATCGTGATGAGAATGTTTCGGACAGGAATTTCCTTCTTGCCCTCACACTCAGATGGAGTGAGGCCGAAGTGGGACGTGAGCGTGTTCTTCTCCAGCCTGTCGAGCGCGTCGATCATCTTGAGGTGAAAGTCGGGGAGCTCCCAGGTGGGGAAGGCAGCTTTGACAAAGCCGAGGAAGCTATCCTCTGCGGCCTTTAGCTTTAGGAGATGGCGGGCAGCTTTCTGGGGCGTGAGCGTCATTGATCCTCCTCCTCTGTAGCTTCACCTTCGATGATGTCGCCCATTGTGGAAGCGATAGCCTCTAGCTGGGCGCGGGATAGCTTCTCTGGTGCGTCGGAAATGGTGTGTTCGTGCTGGGTGAAAGATGCTGTGAGGTCAGGCATTACCTTATTCAGCATTGTGGAGAAGACACGGGCCTGTGTGGGCGACCATTGCTTGCGGCCCATGACTACTGAGTGGGCTTCGTCTACCTGATCGTCAACATGCTCGAATAAACGGCGGCGAAGCTGCGAAACCTGTAGGGGCGTGAGCTTGGATGCCTCTGGGTTTTGCTGCCATTTAGGGTTTTTGCGCTTTCTTGGCGTGCTCATTGATTTTGATCCTGACGTTTTCAAATTTGCTCAGATTTCTCGGGTGGCCCGAGATGGCGATTGGCGAAAATGCACTTCGCGGGTCGGGGGGTGGCCCCCCCTATCTCTCTTTTTGTCCCGTTTTCGTCACCGTTTCGCGCAATGTGTTGTTTTTTCGTAGATTTTTGTCCCGTATGAAGGGGCTGATTGGGTTCCCGTAGGCGCGTAGACGTTTCGGAAAGCCCTGATTTCGGCTCTGAAAATTGGGTTCGCTCGTGTCATGCCCTCACAATACGCGGGCGTGTCGCGTCGCGTCGTCCCGTGCGCCAGCGCAACAGAAGTAAACTTCTAGGATCAAGTTGGGGTGTCGGCATCGAGCTGACCATCCCCCGAATGTCTCGGAGGATGTGACCGTGCATGACCTGCACACATGAAAGGACGACATCATGACCAAATTTGACGCACACACATACGCATCTGGCCTCACCGTAGCAAACTTCATCGCCGCCATCGACGCAGGCGAGATCACGCAGACACAAGGCCTCGCCGTTTGCGAAGCAAAAACCTCACGCGCCAACATTCGCAAGGGAGCACTCGCACGATGGACACGCGTGGCCGAAGGCCTCAAGGCCAAGAGCATCGACAAAGATTACGCCTTCACAGGCAAGCGTGCAGACGAGCCGAAGGCCGACGCCAAGGCCGCAGTCAAGGCCGTCAAGGCGCACGTTGCCAAGCGCGAAGTCGTCTTGCCCGTCGAGCGCATGAACGCACTCGTGTCCAAGCGCATCATGTCCAAGGCCGAGCGTGCCGAGCTGTCCGACCTGATCGCAGCCTACGTCACACGCTAACGCACCCGAGAGCACACAACAGGAGCCGCCCCGATTGAGGGCGGTTTTTTTGTGCGCTTTTGCACAGCATGAGGAGGATAAACCATGCAACCACGTCAAACACACGCAAACACAGCCCGCCACGACGATCCCTGCGATAGCTGGCAGGCGATAGGCACGTTCATCCGTGCAGAGGCCGAACGCCTCGAGGCCGTAGCCCAGCAGCGCGAGCAAGACCTGCGCGATTTCTGCGGCGACGACGACCAGTTCGTCATGACGTTCACACGCTTTGGAGGTTGAGCACATGGCATACGCATCAATCCAATCACGTCGTCAACTCGAGCTTCGCGTCGAGATCACCCGCATCATCGCAACTACGTTGGCCGGCTGCTTCGCCGGCCTTCTCATCGCATGGCTTGGCATCAACTGGATCACAGGCTGCGGTGAAGTCACCCGTACCGTGGACGGCACATACCTCAAAGGCGAGTGCGTCCTCGTGCCGTGGGTCAACCCTGACCTCTACGACCACTACGTCGAATAACCCAACCCAAACATAGGAGAACCTAACCATGAAAAACTCAATCGAAGCATACACACGCGTCATCGAAGCCCGAGCGAGCTTCTACATTCGCAAGGCCGGTGGCTCCACAGAAAACCACGAGCGCAACTACCCGGTCGCTATCGCGCTTTGCCGCGTCGTCGGCGACTTCACCGGCGAGGATCGCTGGGATGTCTACGACCGCCTAATGCACAAGATGAACGCAGCCGCAGTAGCACAGGAGGACGCAGCATGAAGGTCACGGTCAAAGTGCGCCACGTCTACGGCAAGCCACTCATCTACCCGATCTGCGAGACTGCGCACCACTTTGCCGACATCGCGGGAACCAAAACAATATCAACGCTCGTGCTCAAGACCATCGAACAGATGGGATTTGATGTGCGCTATGAAGCGGAGACCATCACATGACAGATACATGCGACGATTGCGGTGACAGCACCGCATGGGGCAGCGGTAAATTCGTGAACCGCATACCCGCAACTAATGGTTGGCTATGCGCCGACTGTCAGGCAATCGAGTGCGACAACTGCGATGCGCCCACGATTGAGTGGGATCACCCGCAGCACGACGACACGCAGATATGGTGCGTCGATTGCTTGGACAAACACAACCCAAAATAAAATCCTCCCGCGCCCCTGCGCGACAAAGACCAAAGGTCATTAGGATAAAAAGAGATTGAGGCCGTCGGTTAATTCCGGCGGTCTTTTTAGTGCTGTTCTGGCACAACCTTGACACATCTTTCGTTGTGTCTTATACGCAACCTGACGATAGGAGTTATCATATGTCAGTTATCACAATTCAAAACATCATCGACAACAACTCAACCAAAGACGCACAGCGCATCTTGCGCAAGGTCATCGAGGCGCAGTTGCGCAACTGTGACACCTCTGCCCTCGTAGAAGCTGCCCGCAACAGCGAGCTAATCAACGGCGGTGCACCCGGATCAAAGAAGATCGCGAGCGTTACGTTCAACCAAATCCTTGACCGCATGACGACCGATGCGCTGGTAATGTTTATCAACATGGAGGCCACCAATTCGTGCTCTGGTTTGGAATTTACTCAGACCTGTTTCGAGGCAGCGGATGAATACGCAGACAACAAAGAGACGTGGCCCTATTTCAGACAATCCAGAGCACTCACTCAGACAGACCTAGACATCACACAGTATGTCAACGTCGATCCAGTAGCGGAGCCGACACCACCCGCATCGAGCCATGGCGTAGCGTTCAACGACGACATGCTCAACATCGCCAATATGGCAATGGACAAGGCAACCTTTGGCAAGGTGACGAACATCGCCACGGTGCTCGAGGAGCTGGAGGAGCTGCGCAATCGCCCAGCTACGACGGCAGTAGCACCGCAGCCAGTGCAAGCGAGCGGTGACATTCCAGACGGCAAGCCAGTGCGGATGAATGCGCAGGACGTGTTTAACCTCAAGGACAAGCTGCTCGACTTCGAGATCACCGCATACGATTGGGATGGCATCAACCCGCTTGTGCCCAGCATCATGCAGTATTTCAAGTTCGACATAGATGCGCTGGCGGATTTGCTGTGGGCTCGTGAGAAGAACAAGAACGCATGGCTGGTTGGTCACACAGGTACAGGTAAATCTACTCTCGTAGAACAAGTATGTGCCTACACCCGCACCATGTTCCAGCGCGTCAACTTCGACAGTGACATCACCCGTCTTGAGTTCGTGGGCAAGGTCGATGTGACGACGGACGACGATGGCAACCAAGTGACCACGTTTACGGATGGCATATTGCCCACTGCAATGCAGATGCCTTGCGTCCTGATGCTCGATGAAGCGGATGCGATCCGAGGCGACATTGCATATGTGTTGCAGCCCGTGCTCGAGGGCAAGTCTCTGCGTCTGCTCGAGGATGCAGGTCGTATGGTTCACCCGCACCCAGAGTTCACGATTGTAGCTACGGCTAACACGGCAGGGTCAGGCGATACGACTGGTATGTATAGCGCTGCCGTCAAGATGCAGTCAGCAGCAGCAATGAACCGATACAACGTATTCATCAACGTGGACTACATGGCGGTCGATGATGAAATGCAGGTCATCAAGTCGATGGTGCCCACGTTGAGCAAGACTATCGAGCAAAAGCTGGGGTCGTTCATCACCTACTACCGCAACGCGATCCGCATCGGTGAAGTGACCAAGCCCATATCACCACGAAACACCATCACGATTGCTCAGTATGCGAACGATTTCGAGGATCGTTTGGGCCATGCGGCTGCGTTCCAACGTGCACTCGAGCGCAACCTCTTCAACGCGATGGATGAAGGCGAACGTGCCATCGCAATCGGTATCGCAGACCGCAACAGCTAATCAATCACATTCACAGGAGATACTTATGTTTAAGAACAACAACCCACATGCTCTACAGAAAGAGCTCGACGGACTGAGCAAGGTCATGGGTCGTAGCGATGTGCGCACCACCTTCCAGGGCGACGGCGCTTACACCGACGGCAAGACCATCAACATCCCAGCGATGAAGCTGGACGCACAGCTAACCGACAAGGAGATGGAAGCCCTGCGGGGCTACCACATCCACGAGGTCGCCCACGTTACCGATACAGACAGCGATCTATGGCAGAGCAAGCGCACCACCAAGCGCAAGCGTCACACATGGAACGCCATGGAGGACGTTTTCATCGAGCGTAAGGCGCAGGGGAAATTCAGCGGCGCCCGTAAGAGCTTGCAGTCAACCGTCGATACAGTGCTCGAGCGTGAGAATGCAATCGACCGTGAGACAGTCGAGGCTGGCGGCGATCCATATGAGAACTGGCCCGATCAGATAGACTACGCTGCGTTGCAGTTAGCCCGTCAACGTATGGGCTACGACAGCCCAGCGCTCGACGAGTATGTGAACAACCTGCCCAAAGAGCTACGCAAGGAAGCCGAGAAGTTTGTGGACGCAGCCTTAGAAGCCGACAGCACAGAGGAGACGTTCAAGCTGGCCGGCAAGATTGCATCCCGCATGAAGAAGCTGGGTCAACAATTCAGCAACGACGATGACGAGCAGCAGCAGCAACAGCAACAGCAGAAAGCTCAATCTGGGGGCGATGAGGAAGGTCAGCAAGGCGACGATGGCAGTGGGTCAGGCGACGATGGCGACAAGGGCGATGGCAAGGGCTCAGGCAATGGGCCCAAGGGAGACGATGACAGCAAGCCCGCGACCAGCGGTGCTGACCGTATGGAAAGGGCTGGCGACGTAGCGTCTCAAATCGCAGGTGCCCACAAGTATGACGACAACAACCGCATGGAGCGCAGGACTGCGCTCACGTTCAAGAGCTACGAGGACTACTTCGAGTACCTCAGAATTGAGTGCGAGAAAAGCCCGCTGGTAGGCGACAAGGTTTTCAAAGCGTTTAGCTACTACGCATTCCCAGAACGCAGTAGAAAGTACGCAGACCTTCTCGAGCGTCTCGCCGAGGATACGACAGCGCGATCATCTGGGGCACGGCTTGCCCGCTTGTTGCTTGCCCGTGAGGAGAAGCGCATCATCGGTGGTCAGTTGGCTGGTCGTGTTGACAGGCGTAGGCTGGCGCAGTTGGTTGCCGGTCAACGCAATGTCTTCACCCACCAAGAGGCGATGCGTACCGACGACACCATCGTGACGGTGGCCGTAGATGCAAGTGCATCCATGAGGCAGGGGCTTACCCGCAAGGCAACGGCGGCGCTTAACGAGTGCTTGGGTCGAGCGAATTGTACCTACGAGATACTCACTTGGACAGGTTACAGCAACTCGCCGTATGATTTCACTTGGGGATGCAAGGGGCTACAGAAAGGCGAGGCGCCATTCAATACGAACGGATTGGTCGAGGTTAAGACAGCGGCCCAGCGCAGCGCAGACCCAAAGGTTCGCTGCAACATCGCCAACATGCTCAGTCAGCAGGGCGTTACGCCGACGTTGGCTTGCCTGACTGGCGTTGCCCATCGAGTTATAAATCATAGCGAAGCACGTCGCATTGTGCTGATGCTTACTGACGGATTGCCCAACGGTGGACGTGAGGAAATAGCAGAGGTCAAGGATACCGCCGGCAAAATGCGCGAGGCGGGCATCGAATTGATCGGCATCGGTATCGACTGTGATGAAACATACGTCAAGCGTATGTTCGGAGACAGCAACACCGTCATGTGCGATACGCACCAGCTTGCAACCACCATGTTCAAGCAGCTCGAGACCCTGTTGGTCGGACGTGCGCATGAAGCTGCCTAAGTTCGACCCACACATGAAGCCCACAGTGCGACAGGATTGGGTGCGTCTGCATGAGTACAGACGCAGCCCGTTCTGGTGGTACGTCGGATGCGTCGTTCGCATAAAGCGCATCAAGCACAAGGACGTGGACAAGATCAAAGAAGTCTGCCGCGCCCTTGATGAACAGTTCCCACAACTAAGCGAAAGGAAGTGACGATGGCAATCGGAGCAGCAGTCATATGCTTGGCACTCAACATATATTTTGAAGCAAGATCGGAGGAACCAATGGGGCAGTTGGCCGTAGCAGAGGTGACGCTTAACCGCGTTACGAGCAGCCGTTACCCGGACACTGTGTGCGAGGTAGTTTGGCAGAGAAAGCAATTTTCGTGGACGCACGACGGAAAGAGCGACGTGCCCAAGGATGCAAGGGCTTGGGACATGGCGGTGAGAGCAGCGAAGCTGGCGATGAAACACAGAGACGTGGTGATCGTAGGCAATGAGGTCACACATTATCACGCCGATTACGTCAAACCATATTGGACGACGGCATATGAGCGCGTCGCCAAGGTGGGCACACATATTTTTTATAAAGCGAAAGGATGAGCGCGATGGAAATCGAAACAGGCAAAGAGATTAGGAAGTATTTGAAACGTGTGGCGACCAAGGTGGACAACATGCGGCTCGAGTTCAAAGCAACAGGACACCCGCGCAAGCACAGCATGGATGAAATTTTATACCTGATCGAGAAGGTCGAGCAACTTACGAAGGGAGCGGCGAAGAGATGAGAACAGAGGAGCAGTTGGGGCAAGAGATGCTTGCTTATGAAAGAAAGATGGCGAGGCTGGGCCGTAGGCCGGTGTTGCCCGTAGATGTGAGAGCACCCACCCGAGTTGAGCGCGGCGTACCTAGTGCCATAGAGGCGGCACAATCAATCAGGTCCACGAGATACAGTATGTTTCAGCAGATACTCGATGTGTTTGCAGACCTTGAAGCGTTGAACGCATCCCAAATTGCAGATCGCATGGGATGCAGCGCTCAAAAGCTCAACACCTATATACGACTGATGAACGAGCAAGACTACCTGCACAAGATCGAAACCCGAGGTGATCGCAAGATCGTCTACGCATACATAAAGACGGGGAAGGAGTTCAAAGGTGAGCAATGACTACGAGGATAGGTTCGCGAAAGCTCTGAAGGCATCCTATAGGATCGGTATAATTACAAGCGCAGCAATTTATAAGGTGCCGCTTTGTGAATTTTACCCAGCGATAAGGGATCGTGCGGGGCGCGATGATGCGTTCGAAACTGTGGCGCAATTTGGTAGCGCTTCAACCAATAAACAACCTGTTTAAAGTAACGCCCCGCCCACAATTTATACATGGGCGGGGGTTATGATGCAATAAATTCACGAGGAAAATATGGAAGAAGCAGAGATTAAATATCTGCGAAAGCGCCTCTACGTCACGGACAAAGCGCCCGGTATCACGATAGATAGCGAGGGCTATGTCCGTGTCGGACTTAGTTCCAACATGAGCGACAGCGACATGGTAATCCTGGCCCTGACCCTTGCATTGAAGAACAAGGATTGGAAGCAAGCGATGCTGGATCGCATGAAGGAAAAGATGGCCGGAGCTACGACGCCTACGTCGAGGATCGAGCGGGCGTTTGACCTGCTGAAACCACCCGTGTGATGTCGCCGCGTGTGATGCCGATGTCTCGTAGTTCACGGTCGGTCATGTGACGTAGATGGTCACGCGCAATCACCTGATTTGCATAGCTCTGCCGAGCTTCGATCATGTTGGTGAAAAGTTTTCTGAACATAGTTATACCCCATTCGTTTCTGAGTGGGGTATAACTTGTAATTGAATGGATTAGGTTTGCTAAATCGGACTACCCGCTATGCTTGGTTAGGCCCACGCATGAAGTCTTTTTCTGGATGCAATATGTAATATTCGCAGAACCACTTTGTATTTTCTTCTACACCCTGAGAGACAGACACGTTCCACAAGGCCGAGGACGAGACGCACTGGTCGAGATACTCTGCCACCGCAAGATGCTGGTTTGCCTGATCGCCTTCGCTTGTAATTCCAAGCGCTTCAAGAATGTCGATAGGGCCGAACATTGGAGTGTCTTCTGACACCGTAGACACAGCTTCCCATTTTGCGTCGTCACTAAGGTCTTCGAAAGGTGTGGGAGCTTCCACCTTAATCACCTCTTCAGTGACGTGTGTTGTCACCGTAGACGAAGACGAACCGTTCACGTCTTTCACGTCGATGATTATGTAAGGGGCGCTGTCGTTGTAGGTCTTGAAGTTTTTACGCGCAGAAATGTCTATACATTGACCGACACGCAAGTTGTAGGCCTTCGCAACCTTGGCGGGGATATATACGTCACCCAGATTTGTTACGCCGAACGCGGCCCCTGTCGCAATTACGTTAGTGATTACTGCTGCACCTTCAAAATAGATAGGTTGATTATCCATAGTTGTATTCCTTGTGTGTGCCAGCCTACGCCTAATGGTTGGCAAGTTATGTCTAAGGGCAAGCGCCCGTTGAGAGATGGAAGACAACTAAAGGAATACTAATCTGGCTTCTTGCACCCTTAGGAGGGGGCTGCTCTATCCAGTTGAGCCACTGAGCCATTTGTTTATCGCGCTGTAGTAACAAGATAATTTATTAGTTGTGTTTAGTTGTCTTCCTTAGTTATGTACCCGTCCCAGCCGAGGACGGACAGCATCAGGCCATCATCTGAATGGCTTTGAGATGGTCGTCGTATGTGGTGTTCATGTACCGCATCACCATCTTTAAATCGGTATGACCCAGAAGGTCAGCGATTACTTTTGCGGGTGCTCCGTTACGCGCGAGTGTTGTCGCAAACGTGTGGCGCAGCCCATACATACCCACGGTCATGCCAGGATATGCTTTGGCTCGAGCCGCCTTCCAATGAGAGGGCAGGTCGTAGCTGTTCTTTATCACCCGCCCATTGACCGTAAAAACATGGCCGATGGGAGGTGGCACTGAGTAAGGTATAGCTTCCTTTGCTTTCGGATGGAGAGGAATGACACGTTCTCTTACCTTGCCAGTCCTACCCTTTATTGAGCGAAGGATAACCTTGCTGTTGGCGTAGTCAACATCATCGTAGGTGAGATTGAGAGCTTCCACTGGACGACAACCAGTGTATCGAAGGAACGTCGCAATGCGATGAACATCGTTCTGAAGGTGAGAGAAGATCGTATCCATCTCTACGTCAGTCAAGGTTTCATGCTTAGGATTATCCTCTGGTGGCTTGTCCACCTTGATGTACTCACGTTCACCGCGTGCTGCTGCGAAGTTTAATATGGATTGTAGAGTGTTCAGCTCGCGACGTATCGTTGAGTTCGAGTTACCTTTCTGAAGGTGGTACTCCTCAATGTAATCGTCTACGTCGCCTTCAGTTATGAACTTAACCTGCATTG